AAATTTTTTATGATAATCGGGATTATCTATTTTCCATAATTTTAAATATGTTTTATTTTCATTTACTCTTGTTTTTGTATAAATAATTTTACATTCTTTACAAGAACTATAATAACCATCTATTTTTGATTTATCCGTGTAAAACTCACAAACCTCTTTTTCTTCTTTACATTTACTACATATCTTTGTTTGCATAATACTCTATTAATAATTTCTCTAACAATCTTGATTTATTTGTTTTTTCTTTAACCATACGATTAAATAAACGAGGATCTAAACTTATTCCAAACTTAACCTTTCTGTCTTCAACTAATTTTAATTTTCTTCCCATATTATATAAATATCGCAAAAAATTAAAAAGTATCACTTTTTTTAAATTAAAATAAAAAAATCAAGTATTTATATATAAAACAATTAAATGGAGTGGTACATAAAAAAAAATGCTACGTTACCCGTTTTAAAGATGCAAGTCGTTAAAGACGGTAGAAGTGATTATAATAAGATGATGGAAATGATTGTGGAATCTTCTATCTTTTTTTCAATGGTAGATACTGAGACGGGGATTCCAAGAATTGTTACTAGACCCGCTGGATTTGTTGAGAAAACATTAATGGATCCTAATGCTGAGTATGAATATTATGTTTATTATCAATTCACATCAAATGACACAAGAAAAGTTGGGAGATATGAAGGCCAGTTCTTATTAAGAAATTCAGATGGTACATTAATTTTACCTATTAGAGAAAAACTATATATAAACGTACAGGAAAGTTTCATTGCTGATGATCTTCCGTATGAGTCTTGTTATGTTGTTGAGTTCCCTTGTTGTGCAAGTATCCCAACAACATCTACAACAACCACAACCCCTTGTCATAGTTGTGGACCATGTTGTCCTCCAACACCAACCCCTTTAACAACAACCACAACCACAACCCCTACTCCAACATCAACACCTCCTGAAAATGTTGTTTATGATTTATCTATAGATGTGACAGCTGGTTCTATTGTTGTTGATTGTGTGTTGACATGTGATCGACCTGTTGATCAACTTGTGACATTAGAGGTTAATACTATTTTAGATTTGTTGTCTGGAGGTTCAATTAATATACCGGCAACGGTATCTATATTACCAAATGAATTGTCAGGAACTATTCAGGTGATTAATACTGATTATGATTACTCTGATTTAGGGGAGACTGGGTATTTTGAGACTGGTGAAGTAAATGTGAGTGGGTTAACTTATAACCTTAATGGGGTTTTGAATCATTTCATTGTTACTCCAACACCAACTCCGACTAATACGACTACACCAACTGTAACCCCAACAAAGACTTTAACTCCTACACCGACTCCTACACCAACAACATTAAACGATAATTTAATTGTTTATTATGGTAAATTGGAAAAATTATTTGTTGATTCAAATGATATGGTAGATTTGGGTATTTTGGAGACTAAAAATATTAAAAATGTATATTTATCTTACGGTATGATACCAGGGTATTGTTATGTGGTTGTTCCTGAGATATTGGATCAGCCGGTACACTTTAAAAACAGTGTTGATGGATGTAATGGATTTACCATTCCGTTCGCAAGACTTGACGACATTAGTGTATATGACTCAAATGGTGTTGCCAGTGTATATTATGTGTATAGATCTTATGTGTCAACAAGTTCAAGTGTTGATGTATGGGTTTGTGATTAAAAAAAATTATATGTAAATGTCAGAATTTGAATTACTAGGAGGTATTGGTGTAATGGGCTTTATAAGCCCGATGGATACAAGAGACTCTTATGCTGTTATTGACCCAATTTATGGTATTGATGGACTTAGAAATGTTCATTCGATCCATGATTTAAATACCATTCCGTTTCTGAGAAGAAGGTCGGGTATGATTGTGGGGGTTAATGGTGGTGAGAAGTATTTCAAGTTAAAAAAGATTTCATGGATAAATGATATTACTGATTGGGTTGAAATTGATTTAACTAAAATCATTTATATAGATAAGGAGATTCCTTATGGAGTAATTGATGGAATTAACGATATTTTTGAATTATCTTCTGACCCAATTCCCAATTCTGAGCATTTATTCTTAAATGGGTTATTAAATGATTCTGGTATAGATGAGGACTATTTAATTGAAGGTAAGACCATTAAATTTTCCATTCCGCCTGATATTGGCATGAAAATAAGATGTAGTTATCGCAGTTTTTAATGAGATTGTAGATATTTATAGTTAAGTGAAATAACAAAAAAGTAAAGACTAAATGAATATTAATATGAGTGAGATTATAACCTATGTAACATCCGATTTATATTTAACCGCCTATCTAAAGACTATGGGGTATAAATTAAAGGTTGAGAAAGTTAAAACAAAATCAAACTTTATTTTTGAATCTTCCCCCGAGCTACTATCACATGTAGATGAGTATTTAACCGAAATGGGTTCCTGTGAACCGTTGGCGTACACAAACGCAATCAAGAACATTAAAAATTTATTGTACAACAAAAAATAAACATTTTAATTAATGTGTTTTTTTTTGTTAATGACCCTTTAAACCGGGTTGTGCAAAATTTCTATGTCCTTAAAAAATAAATAAATAATTAAAAACAAATTTTTATGTCAAATACTAAAATTGTATTAAATAGACAGTCTGATTTAATATTGGACAACGCGGAAATTACATCACCAGTTGGTATCGTCTTAGCTGACATCGCTGGAGCTACTGATGCAATATCTGCTGAAGAATCATTAAGAGTAGCTGCGGTAGCTGCTGAAGAATCAATGAGAATAGCTGGTGATGTTGAAGTAACTCAACTGGTAAGAAATGAACGAGATACTCGTGTCGCTGCTGTATCTACTGAAGAGTCTGCTCGTATCGCTGGTGATTTAAACCTTCAAAACCAAATCGACAATGTACTGTCTAATGTTGATGGTGCTGCTTTGGATTCATTAACGGAAATCGTTGGAGCTTTCCAATCTGCTGATGATGATTTGAATGGTGCTATCACACTTTTAGCTAACACTGCAAGTTCTGCATTGTCAACTGAAGTTGAAGCTCGTATCTCTGATGTTGACGCTGAACAAGCAAGAGCTGAATCAGCTGAAGCTGTATTGACTGCTGATTTATCTGCTGAAAGATCTGCTAGAATTCTTTCTATAGCTGCTGAAGTTGAAAAAGAAGTATCTAAAAGAATCGCTGATGTTGATGCTGAAGAGTCTCGTGCTAGCGAAGCTGAAGAAATGTTAGCTGCTGATTTATCTTCTGAAGTTGCTGCTCGTGAAGCGGCTATTTCTGCTGAGTCATCAGTTAGAAGAGAAAATGATGAGGCCGAAGAGTCTCGTGCTATCGAAGCTGAAGGTTCATTAGCTACAGTTATCGCTGCTGAACACAGTGAACACATCGCAAACGAATTATCTATCGTTACTGCAATGGATGCTGCTGATTCATCTGAAGCATCTGCTCGTATCGCTGGTGATGCATCATTAACTGCTGATTTAGCTGCTGAAGGTGTTCGTGCTGGAAACGCTGAAGGCGTATTAACTGCTAATTTAGCTGCTGAAGGTGTTCGTGCTGGAAATGCTGAAGCTAGTTTAGCTACTGATTTAGCTTCTGAAATCATGAACAGAGGTAATGCTATTGATAATGAGCAATCTGCAAGAATCGATGGTGACCAATCACTACAAAACCAAATTGATTTCATCACAGACAACACTGATGCTGCTGCAATTGATTCATTAACTGAAATCGTTGCTGCTTTCCAAAGTGCTGACGGAGAAATCAATGGTGCAATTACTACATTAGCAGATGCTGCTGGTGCTAACTTGTCAACTGAGGTTGCTCGTGCTACAAGTGTTGAAGGTGTATTAACTGCTGATTTATCTACTGAAGTTGCTGCAAGAGAAGCTGCTGTTTCTATGGAAGAAGCTGCTCGTATTGCTGCTGAGTTAGTTTTAACTAATAGTTTATCTGTTGAAGTTGCTGCACGTATCGCTGATGTTGATGTTGAAGAAGCAAGAGCAATGGCTGCTGAGTTAGTTTTAACTAATGATTTATCCGCTGAAGTTGCTGCTCGTATCGCTGATGTTGATGCTGAAGAGTCTCGTGCTATGGCTGCTGAGTTAGTTTTAACTAACAACTTGTCTACAGAAATGTCTGCACGTATTGCTGACGTTGATGCTGAAGCATCTCGTGCTACTGCTGCTGAAGGTATATTAACTGCTGATTTATCAAGTGAAGTTGCTAACAGAGGAACAGCTGTAACTGCTGAAGCTTCTTACAGAGTTGCTGGAGATTTATCTCTACAAAACCAAATTGACTTCATCACAGAAAACATCGACCCAGTTGCTATCGATTCATTAACTGAAATCGTTGCTGCTTTCCAATCTGCTGATGGTGATATTAACGGAGCAATTACAGAATTAGCTGATGCTGCTGGTGCTAACTTGTCAACTGAAGTTGCTCGTGCTACAAGTGCTGAAGCTGTATTGACATCTGATTTATCAAGTGAAGTATCTGCAAGAATTGCTGATGTTGATGCTGAAGAGTCTAGAGCTACTGCGGCTGAGTTAGTTTTAACAAACGATTTATCTTCTGAAGTATCAAACAGAATTGCTGACGTTGATGCTGAAGAGTCTCGTGCTACTGCTGCTGAGTTAGTTTTAACAAACAACTTGTCTACTGAAGTTTCTAACAGAATTGCTGACGTTGATGCTGAACAAGCAAGAGCTGAAAGTGCTGAAGCTGTATTGACTGCTGATTTATCAAGTGAAATGTCTGCTCGTATCGCTGATGTTGATGCTGAAGAGTCTAGAGCTATGGCTGCTGAAGATTTACTTGATGGTGACCTTCGTTCTGAAATGATGAACAGACAAATTGCTGTTGATGCTGAAGCATCTTACCGTGTTTCAGGTGATTTGTCACTTCAAAACCAAATTGACTTCATTACATCTAACGTTGATGCTGCTGCAATCGATTCATTAACTGAAATCGTTTCTGCGTTCCAATCTGCTGATGGTGATATCAACAACGCAATCACTACATTAGCTGATGCTGCTGGTGCTAACTTGTCAACGGAAGTTGCAAGAGCTGAAAGTGCTGAAGCTGTATTGACTGCTGATTTATCAAGTGAAGTATCTAATAGAGAATCTGCTGACACTAGTTTAGCTGTTGCTTTATCTATTGAAGTGTCTAAAAGAAATGATTTAGGACAAAGCGTTTATTCTGAAGTTTCTAACAGAACTGCTGACGTTGATGCTGAAGAATCAAGAGCTATCGCTGCTGAAGGTGTTTTAACATCAGATTTATCTTCTGAAGTTGCTAACAGAGAAGCTGCAATATCTGCTGAAGAATCAATGAGAGTTGAAGCTGACGCATCTATCGCTGCTGAATTGTCTTCTGACATTGCTGGATTAGCTGATGTTGATGGAACAACTATCGTTCTTAACGGTGATACTAACCAAATCGAATTGGCTGACGAAGTTGCTGCTGGTGCTGGTGGAAATAGAACGTTCTTAGGTGAAATAGATATCAAAACAATCTTGAAAGTAGGTGGTGTTGATGTAATGGCTGAAATTAGTTCAGAAATTGCAAGAGCTGAAGCTGCTGAAGCGTCTATCGCTGAAGAATTGTCAACTGAAGTATCTTACTTAATAGCTAACACAGATTTAGGTTCAATCGATTCATTCGCTGAAATCGTTTCTGAATTGTCTAATGAGATTGCAAGAGCTGAAAGTGTTGAGGGTTCAATTGAAACTTCTGTTAACAACTTGTCAACTAACACTGAGATGTATGTAGATGATAATAGACCTACAATGCTTGGATTCAAACAAGACCCTGATGGTGCAGTCTCAGCATTCACATGTAATGTTGAAATTGAAACACAAATTGTATTCCTTAATGGTATAATGCAACTTGAAGACCAAGATTACACTATTGCTTCTGTTGCTGGAGCGAAAGGCGCAATGAATACTGAGGTTACATTTGCTTCTGCACCAGCAGCGACAGATAGAATCAATATCTATGGTGTTTCTAACAAGATTCGTCCATTTTTAGGAATAAATTAATCCATAACACTTAACACATAAAGATAATGGGAGGATGAAATACTCCTCCCATACCTTAAAAAATAAAACAAATGATAGAAGTACCTTTAAAAATAGAAATTAAAGAAAGTCCAAATAAAGGACTTGGTGTGTTTGCGAAGGAAAAAATCTTAAAAGATGAAATCATTGAAATATGTCCTTTAATTAAATTAGATGTACCTCATAATTCAGATGTTTTAGATGACTACAGATTCTATTATCCAAGAAAAACGGCAAAAGATTATGTAGTTGTGTTAGGGTATGGGTCTTTGTATAATCATAACGACCAAAACAACGCTGATTGGAGAGATGGAAAACCAATGACATTTGAATTTTTTGCAACTAAGGACATTGAACTTGGTGAAGAAATTTATTTAAAATACGGTGGACCAGAATACTTCAAACAAAGGCCAAAAGATTGGTTGTAATAAAACAAACACATAATGGGGGAGGTTTACCTCCCCTATTTATGTTTTTTAAATAAACAATTAAAAATTAAAAAATAAAAAAAATGACACAGAATAAACTTAGAGTGAAAGGTGTTAATAGTGGTGGTGGAGTTATTTTACCACAATTAATCACTTTCACAAAAGCGGATTACGGAACTGATGTTGATGTGATATCACAATACTTAACGTTGAAACGTGGGAATAATGCTGGACTGTTTAACACTAATGAAGGGGCAACATATAATGGTACTTTCGAAGGCGGTAAAAATCATCTATGGTGTGTGGCAAATGAAGGGGACTTTACGTATGATAGTTATGTGGATTTGTGGAATACATTTGACCCATCAACAATTGACATAACTCAATTACAATCTGATTACGAGAATGGTGGTAACCTATTTGATTTTAGTGACAAATCAATGGTTCCTTGGGGTAGGGTTCATAATAGTATGCCTCTTGAAATGTTAAACAAAGAAATGATTATGTTGGATGTACTTGATGGTAAATTCTATAAAGTAAAATTCACTCAATGGACTAATGGAGGTGCTGGTGGTGGATTATCTTATACTAGACAATTGTTTTATTCAGTACCGGAGGTTCTAGTGGTGAACCTAACTCTACCATTTAATGCTAATGATGGAGATACAATTGATGGACAATTCGGGTCTTCAACAGGGTATTATAAAGTTGAATATTGGGATGGGACATCTGAGGTATTAGGTGATGGTAAAGTATACGATTCAATTTCAATGAAAGCCGATGGAATATCATCATTCTATAAACAATTCAATAGTTCAGACTTAAACAATGGACAAATAGTAATAACTAGTTGCACTTCATATGGGTCACCATCTGGAGACATTATTTTTGTCGCATTAACTAATCCATGTTATGGTAATTTTGATGTGAATAGTCTAACTAACTTAACTTATTTACATGTTCAGAATAATGAATCACTAACATCACTTAACGTATCTAGCTTAAGAAACTTAACGTATTTAGATATTAATGATAACCAATTAACTGAGATTTTATTTCCTCAGTTAATTCCATTGGGTGGGGTTATGATGATTCCAGAGTTAAAAAGTTTACAGGTTATTGGTAACCCATTACTAACAACACTTATTGGTTTAAATAATTCTAACTTAACAAGTTTAAAAATTGAAAATAACAACTCATTAACATCTCTTGATGTGAGTGGTTTATCTAACTTACCAAGTTTAGAGATCAATAGTAACACATCATTAACATCACTTGATGTAACTGGTTTAATTAACGCAACACTCTTAAGAGTTTATGATAACACATCATTAACATCACTTATTGGTTTAACTGATTTAACTAACTTAACAAGTTTATTTGTTTATTATACATCATTAACATCACTTGATATAACTGGTTTAAGTAATTTAATATATTTACAAGCTCGTGAAAATCCATTTGGCGGTACTGGTTATGACAATTTGTTAATTGAATTGGATACTAACGGTACTTCAGGAGGAACTTTCGCAGCTGGTGGTAGTACGTTTAATAGAACATCTGCTAGTAACGACGCGTTTGCTAATTTGATTGACAAAGGTTGGTCTTTGGATATGTGATAACACAATCAAAAAACACCAAGGTAGAAATATCTTGGTGTTATTATAACAATAAACAAATGACAAAAAATTAAAAGTATGGAAAAAGAAAGAAAGGTAAAATCCTTGATGCCATTTAAGATGTTAAAACGTTTTAAAACGAATGGAGAAGCTGAGTTGGAAACTCTTGGACTTAATAATAATAGAATGGGATTCAAACACCCAGAATTTCCAAAGTTTGATAAAAAATAATAATAAACAATTAAATAACTAAAAAATTATGGCAACATTCATAACATCCAAATCAGTTGGAGAAACAATCTACATTTCTGTTCATGCAACTGGATATTGGAAATATAATCACGATGGAAGTGATTCAAGTGTATTTGTAAGTGGGGAACAAACAATCTCAGTAACAAACGTAAACGGTGAATTCACAATTATATCATGTGATTCAGATGGTAATGTAAGTGGGAATATAACTTATTTGGATTTATATAATAACCAATTAACATCATTTGACGGAACTGGTTTAACAGGTTTAACTATTTTGGGTTTATCTACTAACCAATTAACATCATTTGACGGAACTGGTTTAACAGGTTTAACTTATTTGTATTTACAGAGTAACCAATTAACATCATTTGATGGAACTGGTTTATCTAGTTTAACTACTTTGGAATTAACTAGTAACCTCTTAACATCATTTGACGGAACTGGTTTATCTAGTTTAACTGAGTTGCATTTAAGTGGACCTAGAGGTGGTGGTGGGACACTAACCTCAGTTAGTAACCTTCCATCTAGTTTAACTAACTTGTATTTACAAACTAACCAATTAACATCATTTGACGGAACTGATTTATCTAGTTTAATTACTTTGAATTTAAATAATAACCAATTAACATCATTTGACGGAACTGATTTATCTAGTTTAACTGGTTTGTATTTAACAGGTAACTTATTAACATCATTTGACGGAACTGGGTTATCTAGTTTAACTGATTTACGTTTACAAGGTAACCAATTAACATCATTTGACGGAACTGGATTATCTAGTTTAACTAGTTTGGGTTTACAAATTAACCAATTAACATCATTTGACGGAACTGGTTTATCTAGTTTAACTGATTTGGAGTTACAAAATAACCTCTTAACATCATTTGACGGAACTGGTTTATCTGGTTTAACTTATTTGGGTTTAGGTAGTAATCAATTAACATCATTTGATGGAACTGGATTATCTAGTTTAACTAGTTTGAATTTAATGGGACTTAAAAGTGGTGGTACATTAACTTCGGTTAGTAACTTACCATCAAGTTTAACTAATTTACTTTTAAATAGTAATCAATTAACTTCATTTGACGGAACTGGTTTATCTAGTTTAACTTATTTGGGTTTAGATAATAACCAATTAACATCATTGGATGGGACCGGATTATCTGGTTTAATTGAGTTGTATTTACAATATAACCAATTAACATCATTTGACGGAACTGGATTATTTAGTTTAACTACTTTGGTTTTAAATAGTAACCAATTAACATCATTTGACGGAACTGATTTATCTGATTTAACTGTTTTAAATTTAGATAGTAACCAATTAACATCATTTGACGGAACAGGTTTATCTAGTTTAACTGGGTTGAATTTACAGAGTAACCAATTAACATCATTTGATGGAACTGGTTTATCTAGTTTAACTAGTTTGAAGTTATATGGTAACCCACTTACAACATTTATTGGTGGGGACATGGGTCAAATGAGTGAGTTGAATTTAAATAATTTACAATTAACATCATTTGATGGAACTGGATTATCTAGTTTAACTTCTTTGGAATTAAATAGTAACCAATTAACATCAATTGATGTGACTGGTTTATCAAGTTTAACTTATTTGGTTTTAAATAATAACCAATTAACATCATTGGATGTGACTGGTTTATCTGGTTTAACTTCATTAAATTTAAGTGGTAACCAATTAACACCATCTGTAAACAATCAAGTCTTACATCAACTTAATCAAAATGGAATAATTGAAGGTAGTTTTCAATCTAGTGGTGGAAGAACATCAGCAAGTAACGCTGATTATGATAACCTAGTAAGTTTAGGTTGGTATTTTGAAGGTTTAGATTTAATCATTGTTGGAAGTGGTAAACTAAGAGTAAAAGGAGTTAATAGTGGTGGAACTCCTCCACCCCCAACACCACAACCATGGGATGGCGGAACGATTTATAACATTGGTGCTGTCGTAACCCTTTCCAGACAAACTTGGAATTGTATCCAATATGCTCCAGCTGGTTACGGTCCATTTGGTGGATATATTGATGTTTATTGGACTTTATAATTAATATTAACACAACAAAAGAAGGGACTCAATCGAGTCCCTTTTTTATATCATAGAAATGATATTTATTTTAAGTTTTTATACAAATTTGTTTTCGGATTATATTCCAAACCATCATTACCCCCATTAAACAAGTTATAAATTAATTTATCATATGTTTTAACCAATTTCATATTATCCGCATGATATCTCATCAATACCTTATCGTTACGTTCATTATAGGAATCAATATTTTTATCATGCTCAGTTAATATATAATCCAATTGTTTAGCACCATCAACGGTATCTGAACCTTCATAATAATAACCCAAATCTTTACACATCGGAGCGTTATGTAATACAGGATATCCCATATACGCAGCATCCAAATAAATGTAATTTAATGGATTTAATATTTGATGACAGATTAATACGTCAATATGTTGGGTTAATATAAATGCTGTTTGGTATCTACTTTCAGATGTTATTTTATTGTCTTTAAATAAATCAAAAGTCCTAATCATACCCATGAACTCCTTGTGTTTGGCAACTTTCTCGGAATTGGTCAACATTAACTTATCTATATGTTCTTTACCAATCTCACCTCGATAAGACTCTTCGGAAATCATTGCTGGTATAAGACAAAATTTAACCATGTTAAGGTTCGGTTCCATCACACCCAATCGTTTCTTTTCTTTACCGATGTTGTATCGATAATCTTTTTTAAATGAACCCTTTTTAAATCCTTTTTCAATATCAACAAGAGCCTCTAGTAGATATTGGTGATGCCATATGAAAGGAACGATAAACGCTTTAGACCGATATAGGGTATGATAATAACCACAATTAGTTTCATGTTGTTGAGGTATATACCATATTTCATCATATGCTTCATCGAATTGATATGCTTTATTCTCATCTTCTTTAAATAGAATGTTCTCAGCACTTAGAATATAATTGTTACCGCATTTGTATGCAATTATTTTTTTATTCGGTTTTGATTTAAACTTCTCAATTTCAGATTTATTAATCTGAGCTCCCATAACGATTAACAAATCCATGTCTTCGTAGTGATCCCTAAAGTTACAAATGTTAACATCGGTTAAATAACTTGGTTTAGTCGACCAATCAACATCGATTGTGTTTAATAAAGTTATTTCATATTTCTCATTCGAGTTTTTTAACAACTTAGTTAACATCAATATGTTTTGTTTAATTCCGTTTGTCCAAATCGACTCTTTATTATCTTTTAGACCGAGTGTAATTCCAATTTTTAAATTTTTCATTTTGTTATATTTACGTGTTTGTTTATAAATTTTAATACTACTTCATCTTTTATTTCTTGCGTCGGAGCATGTACCCACAACCATAAAAATGATGTCTCTAAGTCCGACATCTCTTTTCGTTTTAATAAAATAACCTCCATTATGTTTTCCACATCTTCACCTTCCAATTCGACATCGATATTTAACTCAACACATATCATATATAACTCAAGTAGGTTGTTATCTGCATATGATTCCTTGGCTTTAATATATGTATCTAACATTTCTTCAGAATCTATTTTATCAGGATGCGTAACTTTTACGATGTCCCTATAGATTTTTTTCATCTTACGTTTGGTGTGATCATTGACGTTTTTAATTTTGGGTTCCTTTTCTACCTTATCTTTAGGTTCGGTAGGTATTTCAGGTTCAGGTGACGACACACCCAACTCTTTTTTCTTATCCTCTATCGATTTTAAAAACTCGCTACGGTTATCTCCAATTACTTCCCTTTTATATTCGTCATCAATCAACAAGAAATTATATTCCTGTAGTAGTTTTTTAATCTCTAATTTTTTTATTTTATCACTCATCCACCAATGGTGTTTTTAAATTTATCGTCCTGATACTATAAATATTAGAGATAGCCGGATATTTATAGTAAAAAGGTGTTATGAAAATATTATTACATATATTCCATTTGGTTCCGATTATCGGGCTTGGAATTTTAGGGTTTCTTTATCCAGGGTGGTATCAAGATGGTTACTTAGATGATTTATACCCTAGAATTGGGGCGTTCGTAGCTATTTACGGTGGGTTTATCGGATCATTAATATGGTATATACAAAATTTCAAGAACTTATGATGGTACTTATTGGATTGTTTTGTTTCATATTGGCTGGCATTTTTGAAGGGATAATGGATACATTACAATTTCACTTTTCGGGTTCACCATTTTTTAATTTTAAAAATAAACTTTTTTGGAATCCAGAGATTTCTTGGAAAAATAAATATAAAGATGGCGATCCAATGGGTGGACCTAAATTCCCGTTCTCAACGAATCTATTAGTGGGGCTTACCGATGGATGGCATCTATTTAAATTGTTAAGGACATTTTTTATCTTCGCTGGTGTATTTTTCATTTTTATCCCCTGCCAAACAACAATGATATGTTTAATGTATGTATTTATATCAAGAATAGTATACGGAGTGGCATTTAGTTTATCTTACGATTATTTATTTAAATAACATTATGGAATTTTTTATAGGAAAGGACTCATCATTACCCATTTTAAAAATGGATGTTGTTAAAGACGGTAGAACTGACTCGTCAAAAAACTTCTATGACAGTATGGTGAATTCAAAAGTTAGGTTTTCAATGAAAAACTTTATATAAATGTACAAGAAAGTTTCATTGCGGACGATCTTCCGTATGAATCTTGTTATGTTGTTGTTGATAAAGTTATGAAATATGAATTTGGTATTGGTTGGAGTGATATTACCGATAGTTATAACACTGGATTACCAATTGACTAATTAAAAAAAATAACAAATCAGTTGATAAGAGTAATTTTTACTCCTATATTTATTTTACGAAGGTAAATGCCGACCTAATTCGGCAGCTAATAAACCAACTAAAATAATTTATAGTGATAACACAAGAAGAAATTAAAAGTTTCCTAGAAGGGAACGATCCAGAGGAACATATTGTTTCCGTAGAGTTTGATTACGTATCGGACCACATTTTCAAAATTAAAGAAGTACCTGGTAAAGGTAAAATTATACAACAAGATTCACTAATAGCGTTTGCTTGGGTTGGTGATCTACGTGGTCTTAACTTTTACGAAGGGTCCAAAGCATTGCAAAAACAGGCTATGGGCAAATACGGCATCCTCATAGAAAAACTCCGAACAGATGGTAATGAACGATTAGAAGAAGGATTAACTTTTATAGTTAAATCCATTAAGGGGTATCGATCATTAACTCAATTTTTCCGTGATGGTGGAATTGACCCCTGGGGTGAAAAGGCAAAAGATAAAATCTTGATGGTCTCTCCTGTAGAACAATACCTCATCTCAAAGGAGAAACGATTATTCAAAGGGTTTGATGAATACAATGACATTACTAGATTTGTATTTGACCTTGAGACGACCTCATTGGAACCAAAGGATGGTCGTATCTTTATGATTGGAATGAAAACAAATAAAGGATTCCAAAAAGTTATTGAATGTTCAAACGAAGATGAAGAGCGTGCGGGACTTGTGGAATTCTTCAAAACAATAGATCAACTTAAACCATCAATCATTGCGGGTTATAACTCAGCAAACTTTGACTGGTTTTGGATATTCGAAAGATGTAAGGCATTACATTTAGATATTAAGAAAATTGCAATCTCAATGAACGCAAAGAAGACGATATCTCAAAAAGAATCAATGTTAAAATTAGCAAATGAGGTTGAGAGATTTAATCAGGTACAAATGTGGGGTTATAACGTAATTGATATTATTCATTCAGTTCGTAGATCACAAGCAATCAACTCAAACATTAAAGAGGCCGGTTTGAAGTATATTACCAAGTTTATTGATGCCGAAGCAAAAGATCGTATCTATATTGACCACACAAGTATTGGTTCAATGTATGCAGAAAAAGATGAGTATTGGTTAAATGTAGAAAATGGTAATTACAAAAAGGTTGGTATTGACCCAAAGGTAGATGAGATATGCGTAAGACGGGGGGATATTTACCTTAAAACAACGGGGGACGACATAGTTGAGCGTTATCTTGATGATGACCTTGAGGAAACGTTGATTGTGGATGACGAGTTCAACCAAGCAACATTTCTATTGGCATCGTTGGTTCCAACAACATATGAGAGAGCATCCACAATTGGAACAGCGACTCTTTGGAAAATGGTAATGTTGGCATGGTCATATAAACATGGATTAGCAATACCACAGAAAAAAGAAAAAAGAAACTTTGTTGGTGGATTATCTAGATTATTAAAAGTTGGGTATTCTAAGAACGTATTAAAGCTTGATTACTCCTCACTATACCCATCCATTCAGTTAGTTCACGACGTGTTCCCTGAATGTGATATAACGGGAGCAATGAAGGGGTTATTAACCTATTTCCGTAACTCTCGTATTATGTATAAGAACTTGGCAGCAGAATATAAAACCATAGATAAGAAGAAATCAACATCATACGATCGAAAACAATTGCCGATTAAGATTTTTATTAACGCATTCTTCGGATCATTATCCGCTCCACACGTATTTCCGTGGGGCGACATTGATAAGGGAGAACAAATAACAACAACGGGAAGACAATATTTAAGACAAATGGTTAAATTTTTTACAAAACGAGGTTATACCGCATCAGTGTTAGATACTGACGGTGTTAACTTTTCATTACCGGAAGGTGGTGTTGATGACCGTGTTTATATTGGTAAAGGAAATAACTCTTTAATTGTAAAAGGTAAAACATATATCGGTTATGATGCTGATGTTGCAGAGTTTAACGATATTTTTATGAAGGGGGAGATGTTTTTAGATTGTGATGGGACTTGGGATTCTTGTATTAACTTGGCTCGTAAGAACTATGCGACGATGGAACACAATGGTAAAGTCAAATTTACTGGTAATAGTATTAAGTCCAAAAAAATGCCAAAATACATTGAGAAGTTTTTGGATAAGGGTATTAAACAATTACTTAGAGGTGAGGGAAAAGAATTTATTGATTGGTATTATGAATATATTCAAAAGATATTTGACCTAAGAGTTCCGTTGGCAGAGATTGCATCAAAAGCAAGAGTTAAAATAAGTGTTGAGGATTACATTAAACGTAGTAAACAAACAACAAAGTCGGGTAGTTTAATGTCAAGACAGGCTCATATGGAACTTATTATTAGAGATGGGATACAATCAAATCTTGGTGATACGATTCTTTATGTGAATAACGGAACAAAGGCATCTCACGGAGACGTTCAAAAAGTTAATGAAAAAATGACTAAGAAGGAAGTGGATTTATTTTTTGATATTAATGGTAGTAAACCTATTTTGGGGTCTCACGTCCAATTAAATTGTTATCGTATTGAGCCGTCCGATTTAGAAAATAACCCTGAGATGTTGGGAGAATATAACATACAAAGAGCCATTGCAACATTCAATAAACGAGTGGAACCATTGTTAATCGTATTTGATAATGAGGTTAGAGATACGTTATTAGTTAAAAATCCGGAGGATAGAAGTTTTTATACTTCAGGACAATGTGTGTTAACAAATGGCAACCCATTCAATCCTGAAGACCAAGATGATTTGGTTGATCTATTAACCATAACCCCAGAAGAATTATCTTTTTGGGATAATGTTGGTATTAGTCCTGACCATATATATGACTTAGCAGAGCCTGGATGGGAAGAACATATTAACTAAAAATTAATAATAAAAGTTTGAATTTTACTAAAAACCAAAATATTTATATATATATGGGACGACCTAAAAAAGAAGAAAAGGATAAAAAAATTAAAGTTGGGATTTGTATGGATAGACAACTTTATAAAAAAGTTATGGAAAATGGTGGTAAAGTGTCCCAAATAATAGAAAGTATAGTTAGAGAATATTATGGATACAAAGATTTGTAGTAAATGTAAGGAGAAAAAAAATATTTGTGAGTTTGGTAAAGATAAAACAAGAAAGGGTGGATATAGTTATTTATGTAAACCTTGTTTAATTGAAAAAAGTTTCACTTATAAAAAAAATAATCGTGAAAAGGTTTTAAATGGTTATAAGGACTATCACAAAAAAAATGGTGAAAAAATAAAGAAGTCAAGAAAAGAATACGTAAAAAATAATCAGGATAAAATATTGGAATATAAGAAAAAATATTATTCGGAAAATAAAGAATATTTTTTAAATTGGGAAAGAGAAAAACGAAAAAGTGATCCATTATTTAAACTATCCGGTAATATGCGTAAAAGAATTAATTCCTTTGTTAAGTTATCTAAATTTGATAAAAAAACCAAAACATTTAATCTTATTGGGTGCAATCCAATATCTTTAAAAGATTTTTTAGAGAAAAAATTCATAGAGGGAATGTGTTGGGGTAATTATGGGGAATGGCATATTGACCATATAATTCCATTATCTTCGGCAAAAACAGAAGAAGAGATCTATAAATTATGTCATTATAGTAACTTACAACCATTATGGGCAATTGATAATTTAAAAAAAGGGTCTAAAATACTTTAGGTAATTTTTATTCCATCAGACGAAAGTACATACCAATTACCCTGAACAAATTGAAATTGGACACAAGCTCCTTTTTCTAACAACAGTTCATCCCACTCCTCATCAATTTTACCTGTGTTAGGTTTAATTAAAACACTAACCAGTGATTTTATAATAATACGATTGGTGGTTTCAGAGTTTAATAAAATTTCTGATCCACCGATTGTTTTAACAATAATTAAATCCTCACCATTAGTGGTGTAATTCTTTTCTAATAAAATTAAATTATCGTATTTGGTATTATCTTCTATGACGATATTCTGTTTCATTATGGTTTTTCTTATCGGTATTTCTTTAATTATTGGCATATTAAATAACGTATATTTGTCTTGGCATTGCCCTAAACTTAAGTGACTTATTTAAATTCTCAGCAATTAATGCCTCACGTTCCATTACTTTTTCAGGTTTCAATCTTGTTAATCTACCCTCAGCACCAATTAATTCATCAATCAATTTTGTTTTTTCATCTTTTGCTTCCGTTGCCAATGCGGCATAATCCATAGTTAAATCACCATCAGGTGTTTTAAGGTTACCGCTAAATTTACCTCTTACTCTTGCTAGCGTTTCTTTACAATAAGCAATAAACCATCGTCTAACCCAAATTTGAGATGGGTTATTAAGATCTACCCAACTAAGTTTGTCGTATGGTACATCAGACGGTAATTTAATAATATCGGGATTATTTTTTAAACATTCGTCTCTATCCGCAGGTCCAACATCATAATACCAATACCAAACTCTACCTTTCATCATTGTAGAATTACCAAAGTCAAATTTACCTCCAGGTGTGTTCATTAAGTGAACCGCCTTTTTACCTCCTGGTAATGCGGTTACTCTATATGTTAAATCCCCCGAAATAATTCTTTTCTGAATATTAATCTCTTGCATTCTCAATAACATATCAAACGCTGGCATCATAAAGTAACTTCCTGCCATGTTACCCATTTGTGCAAATCCACCCGCTCCTCCGATACCACCACCGAATTCTCCGAATCCAAATCCAGCACCAAACATTGAACTATTTAAAGTTGCTGGTGTGAACCATAATAACTCATTTAATTCTCTATTTTCAGGAATTTCATAAACTTGTTGACCATGTACTAATTGAATGAAGTCTTTCTTTAATACCGAATCGCCTCCAGTCTGTAAACCTACAATTTTGGAATATGCATATGTGTATCGTGTTTCATAATCTAAACTTCTTGTTGTAAACGCTTTTGATAATGATTGGGTGTCCAAGTTTAAATTATACAAATTAGTCCACTGAGATTCAGTTAACCAATCTTGGATGTATTGAGAATATTCATCAATAGAAAATTCAAGAAGAGTGTCCATTTGTTCCTCCTCCAATTCTACACTTCTAAGTGGAGCACCTAAAACGTGTTTCACTTTTTTGTATAGGTCACTTCTTTCTGGTTCGTTAATTATTGACATATAAGTTTTATTTATAAATATCTTATTATTTTGTTCTTAACAAATATAATTCGTTAACAAATTTCCAATTAACGTGATTCCAAAAATTATTTATATATTCATCACGTTTATTACGATATTTTAGATAGTATGCGTGTTCCCACACATCAAGACCTAACAATGGATAACCACCATCCTTAACGACATTCATTAATGGATTATCTTGGTTAGGTGTGGAAATAATTTTTAATCTATTATTTTTAGTTAAAATTAACCAAGCCCACCCTGATCCAAATTGATCTTTAGCAACCTGATTAAATTCGTCTTTTAATTTTTTAATATTTCCGTATTGTTTTGTGATTTTTTCATATACTCCACCACTTGGTTTTTGTTTAGTTGGGCTTAACATTTTCCAAAAAAGTGCGTGGTTAAAGGCTCCACCTGCATTATTTCTAACCTTAGTGTCATATTTACTAATGTTTTTAACTATGTCTTCCAATTCAACCTCACCTTTTTTATTTGCAAGAGCATCGTTTAATTTTTTAACATAACCTTTATAGTGTTTGTTGTAATGAACGTCCATAGTTTCAGGATCCACAAATTGTTTCATAGATGAATATGAATACGGTAATTTTTCAATACCAATTTTTTTCATCTCCATTAAAAAATCTTTCTTAATATTTTGTTTTTCTGAAATTAAAATTTGTTCATTAATAAGATTAATTTTATTGTTAATACCTTTTAATCCTTCAAAAACAAATTCATTAAATTGTGGATATTCTTCTTCAAACATTTTGATTAGTCGACCAGCGTAGGCATTTGCTTCATCTTCATTCTGACCCCCAATGTTTGGGCCTTGTTCTCTTTTAAGAATATCTCTTTGATAAGAATGAACCCACTCATGAGCCAATGTTCTCATTATATCACGATTTAATCTACCATCAGTTAAGACTTTAATACCATCTTTAGGATGTTGACTACCTGTAGTCATATTACTTGTTTTTTTCCCCAAAAATTGAATAGTAATATCATCCTTTAATTGATAATTCCTTTGTAAGAATTTAATAAAGGTGTGAATTAACTCGTTATACTTTGGATCAAGTCCTGAATCTATACGTTTGATACTTACTTTCATTATTGATAAATATTATCAATAACAAAAAGATTTACCTTCTCTTATTAATTAAACCAAGTATTTCCTCAACAACATCACCAACGTTTTCAGGTTGTTCGTCCCCCATAACGGTTCTAATGACTTCTTTTTTACGATTTAGAATGTCATATACCGCACCTTCTATTGTGTTTTCATATAATGGGTAATAAACAAGTACATTTGATTTTTGACCATAACGATACGCCCTATCTTCAGCCTGAGCGTGTTCGGCGGGAACAAATGATAGGTCATTCATAATCACAACCTCAGCAGCAGTTAAGGTTAATCCAACACCCGCAGCCTTTAAGTTACCAACAAACACTTTAATTTTATCGTTCTCCTGAAACTCATCAACCGCATTTTGACGATGAGGTTTGGAACAACTACCATCTAAATAAACTGCTTGTTTTCCAAAATGATTATAGATTGTTTGTAAAGTATCAGTAAAATTGGTAAAGATTATAACTTTCTTACCTTGTTCGATAATGTTCTCAACAAATTCAATTGTTTGTTTTGTTTTTTCATTTGCAATGATCTTACGTACCTTCATTAATTTTGAGAACTGAACGGTAAGTGACGATGACTCATCCTTTTTATTGTCAAACCATTCATAATATTCCCCCATCAACTCTTCATACTCTTTAGATTTCAAACGAAGATATACAGGAGAAATGATTTTATCAGGAAGATCTAACACATCTTCTTTTAATCTACGAAGTATTTGTTTTGAAGTTCGGTCTCTTAATTCTTCCAAATTAGATGCCCCCGTTACATTCCAAACTTTTCGTTTACCTGCCATAAATTGATAACCTTGACAATAACGAATTGCGTAAGCCATCCAATTTTGTGCAACGGGTGATTCAATAATGTTTAGTAAGTTATAATAGTTCATTGGTCGAGAAGTCATTGGGGTTCCCGTTAATAACCAAACTCTTTTAATGTCCTTAACAAAATGGTTAATAATCTTTGTTCGTTGAGCTTGGGGATTTGATATCATATGTGCCTCATCTAAGATAACCAACTCAAATTCCGATTGTTTCAACAATGACGTACCCTTTTTTTCCATATCATGGAAGTTTTTAAGAATGTCATAGTTTACGATAACAAAATCAGACTCAGTTGAAAATTTCTTCCCCTCTGCAATATATACAGGTCGATCAGTGTAGTTTTCAATCTCACGTTGCCAGTTAATCTTTAATGATGCTGGACATATAATTAATATTTTCTTTGCACCTGTCTCTAAAGCCGCAATAATAGTTGCGGTCGTTTTACCAAGACCCATATCATCAGCAAGAATGAATCGTCTTGATCCTGCCAATTTTTCTACCGCTTCTTTTTGGTGTTCCAATGGTGGTCGGTGGTCGTATTTAGAGTAATCTACCTCAACTTTCTCAACGTTGTGAGTTTTTATTAATGAAGATTTAGGAACCCAAAATTCTGTTAAAGGATCCTTCTCAAAAAATTTACCCCAAATATGATATGATTTTTCTTTCTCAACTAATAATTTTTCAATGTAGATTTTTTCTGGTGTTTCCATCAGATATCTTTCTTCGGTAAACTTTTTTGCGAAATACGTATCAAGATCGACCCACTTACGAGCAATCTTAGGGACCGTATCGTAATAATTTATAATGTAATCAGATTGAGTCCTTGTTGGATAAAACTTTTTGTTAGTTTCTTTTTTTGCTTTTAAGTACAATATATGGTTGTTGGATCCCGAATACGAGTCCAATAACGACAAAGCCTTATGCTCTATTAATGATGGGGTAACGTCCAAAATTTTGTTTTTTATAAAAATAACAATAAAAAAGATATTTATCAATAAATACGACAAAATGGCAAATAGAGTTCCTATAACAAGACTAGGGAAATTTTTTGGTGATAATGATTTTAACCTTGAGATTGAGATGGGTCAAGAATGGTTAATTGGTGATATGAATTACACTTGTGTACTTTATAGAGTTGATAAAGTAAAAACCAAAATTGACGATGTATATGGTGAAACAGTTAAAGATGGTATTAAATTTTTACCCCCTGTTGAGTTTAATGCGTATGTTGGAATTGCAGCACCTGAAAACAAATTATTAGGTTCCACTAAAATGGATCAATTTGAACCAGGTAATATCACAATGTCTGTTTATTTAAAAACTTTAGAAGATTTAGAGATAGATATCCAATTTGGAGATTATGTGGGTTATTATGATACAGAAAGTTTTGTGAGATACTATACGGTGGTTAATGATGGTCGTGTCACTTCGGATATAAAACATACTTATAAAGGATATAAACCTTTTTATAGGACAATAATAGGGTCACCTGTTGGTCCAAACGAATTTAGAGGATTATGAAAATAATAATAATAACTGAGGAGCAAGAAGAATTGTTAAAAAATAAAGTTAACAATTTAATTGGTAAAAAAGTAATGTGTTATTACGACTTACACAGACATTGAAATGATTAACATTAAAGATAAAATATTTTTAATAAACTAATATGGGGTTACCTAAAAAAATAAAAAAAGATATACCATTAATACCTAAGAAGACACTTCTTCCTAGACGACATGAGATTGCCGATATGATTTCGGAAGACGGTACTTATTTACCTAAAAGTTTATTACATGCCGATTTAGATAGAGGATTTTTAGATTTTGTTAAAGACGGACTTAAAACTGTGGTTGAGGGAAAAACCGTACCAATGGTAGATGTTTTAATTACAACACAAAATTGGGCTCAGTTTGTTGAGACGTGGGACTTTGAAAATATTGACAAGAATGTTGAACCACCATTTATTACGGTGATCAGAACGCCTGAAGTTAAATATGGTAATAACCCTGCGGTTATGTATAATATTCCAAACAGAAGATTATATTATTACGCTAAAGTACCAACTTGGGATGGGCAACGTCACGGAATGGATATTTACAAGATCCCACAACCTGTACCAGTTGATATAAAATATACCGTTGCAATTGTTTGTAATAGGATGAGAGAGTTAAATAAATTCAACCAAATTGTATTAGAAAAATTTGCATCAAGACAAGCGTACCAAACAATTAAAGGACATTATATTCCAATTATTAATGATGATATTGTCGATGAATCAATATGGATTTGGAAAAGAGAAAAGTATATATTCAAAAATATACTTTCACAATGATGGGATTCTTAATAGACGAAGATGAGTTTGAGGTACAACCCGCAGTTACAAGGATATTCCAAATGTACGAAACGGAAAGTAAAATCAAGAAAAGAAAACCTAAAAAGGAAGTTCCTAACTCACCCCTAACCGCAACCTTTGTATATTCAGATGTTGACATAGAAAAGGAGGAAATGTTTAATTATACCGTAAATATGCGTTTTATGGATAGTGACAATGTTGATACCTATTCTGTATTCATTAATGATGATTATTATGGTGATGATATTAATGAAATACAAGTTAACAATGGGGATGTAATTAAAATAACAATTGATAAAAAAATTGGTGGACAACCATCGTCAATAGTATTTAACGAGGAGTTAATTTAATCCTCCCCGTATATATCTTTTTTTTCCTTACATTTTTCAAAAATAAGGTTCTCTAAAAACCGATACATTTTAATCCCTCTTTTATCACAATACTTCTTTAAAGTCTCGTGTGATTCAACTGAAATCTTCAAGTTTTTTATCTTCTTAGTATCTTTATCCATAGGTAGAAAAAAGGCAGAATAAAATCTTACCAAAATATAAATAGTTTCGAATAAGTAAAGTTTTTCGTCAAATTATCAATATTTATATAATAAATAAAATTAAAAACAAAAATAAATTAAATTATGGCAACTAACGGTAAAGTATTCGTATCACCTGGTGTATATACTTCTGAAGTGGATTTAAGTTTTGTGGCACAAAGTGTGGGGGTTACCACATTAGGTATTGCTGGCGAAACTTTAAAGGGTCCGGCTTTCGAACCGATATTCATCAAAAATTATGAAGAATTTCAAACTTACTTCGGAGGGACATCCGCAGAAAAATTTATAAACACACAAATCCCTAAATATGAAGCGGCTTACATTGCAAAATCATATTTACAACAATCTAATCAATTATTTGTAACAAGAGTTTTAGGGCTTTCTGGTTATGATGCAGGACCATCTTGGTCTATTATAACTCAAGCGAATGTTGATCCTACCACTATTGATTTTTATTGTGAAACACCACAAATAGTTGATTGTTTACCTTATTGTGATCCTGCTGATTATAAGATTATACCTTATACTGTAGGATTTACGGGGTGTACAAACTCACAATCAACAATTAGTTATACAACTAGTTTCCCTGATGAAATTGAAACTCTTTTAACTACTCAATTTGAACAATTTAATGGAGATGTGTCAACACTACAAACTCAAATCAATAATATGGTTTTTGACGTGTTAACAGATGCTAACCCATTTACCGCACAAACTAATACAATCGATTATTTTGGAACAATTTATGGTCCTGATTACGACGTTTTATCAACGGTATTTACTAATGAAACTAATGTTTATGGTGTACCTTCAGTATCAAGTACTGAAACTAGTTATGAATCACCATATAATGATCCTTGGTATTATTCATTGTTTTCTAACAATGGTAATAATAGTTATTCAGGTTTTTCATTCTTCGCTTATGTTGACGATTTAAGTTTAGTTCCGGTAACAACAACAACGACAATAGCGTTCACACCGACACCAACACCGTCGGCGGTTAATCCATGTGCAACTGCAACACCGATGACATCACCTACACCTACGCCAACCGCAACTAACACTAATTGTTATACAGGTACAATTAATGGTTCAATCTATTATTATACAGGTACGTCATACACTAATTTTGATAATTTAGTTGTTGGAACATTAAGATCAAGAGGAATTGCAACATATGAGAATTCAACAAACCCTGTGTTTGAGGTAACAAATATCAACAACGTAAATTTAAATATGTCAGGACAATATTTAGGTGTTCTTAAAAACCCATATTTACCATTCGTTGTTAATGTAACAAATGATGATGGAACTTCATTCTCTTTTGAGACATCATTCGCAACTTCAGATTCTCAGTACATTTCTAAAGTATTTGGAGCAACTAACTTCCAAAAACCAAGAAAGAATGTTCCTTTATTCTTAGAGGAAAGATTCCAAGCGTTGTTAAACTACGGATGGAATAAAGGTTTCATTAGAGGTTTAAGTTCAGAATTAATCGCATTAGATTCCGCACAAAGTGGACAACAAGATAGTATTGGGTGGTACTTAGATAGATACCAATCACCAAACACCCCTTGGATTGTATCTGAATTAAGAGGTACTAAAGTATTTAACTTGTTTAGATTCTACTCAATTTCTGATGGTAACTCAGCAAACTCTGAAATTAAAGTTTCACTTATCAATATGTCATTCTCCAATGGAACGTTTGACGTAATTGTAAGGGACTTCTATGATTCAGATGCTAACCCTACAGTTTTAGAGAAATTCACAAATTGTAGTATGAACCCAAGTCAAAATAATTTCATCGGTAAAAAAATCGGTTCATTAGACGGAGAATTCGCATTGATCTCTAAATTTGTAATGGTTGAAATGAATGAAGATGCACCTGTTGATTCATTACCTTGTGGTTTTGACGGATATACATTCAGAGAATATGATGGTGTAACACCTCCATTCCCTGTATATAAAACTAAATATGATTACCCAGGAGAAATTGTTTACAATCCACCTTTCGGTTTTACAAATGGTAATGATGATTCAATTAGATCAAATGGTGATAACGTTAGAAGAACTTATTTAGGTTTCTCTAATAACATCGGATTTGATACCGACTTCTTCCAATACAAAGGAAAAAGAGCACCAATTGATTTATGTAATGTTGATGGGGTTGAGTGGTCATACCAAACAAGAGGATTCCACATGGATAAAGATGCTAGTGTTATCGAAATAGGACCATTTTTTGCAACAAGTGGAACACCTAAATATTATGTTGGTGATGCTACATTCCAACAAGAACCTACAAACGAAACAAGTCCATATTATAGAATTTATTCAAGAAAATTCACAACAATGTTCTATGGTGGTTTTGATGGATGGGATATCTATAGAGAATATAGAACAAACGGAGACAGATATGTACTTGGTAGAACAGGATTCTTAAATGGGGCTTGTCCTTCACCAAGATATCCAGACGCTAAAGGATGGGGAGCATTTAAACAAGTGTCAATCGGTGACGGAACTCAAAGTTTCGCAAATACTGACTACTACGCTTACTTATTAGGAGTTCAAACATTCTCTAACCCTGAAGCGGTAAACATTAATGTATTTGTATCTCCTGGTATTGATTATGTAAATAATAGTGACTTAGTTGAGGCGACAATCGATATGATTGAGAACAACAGAGCTGACTCATTGTATATTGCAACAACACCTGACTACAATATGTTCTTACCTTCAACTACAGGTGGTGATGGATTAATCTACCCACAAGAAGCGGTTGACAACTTAGAACAAACAGGAATTGACTCTAACTACACGGCTACTTATTACCCTTGGGTGTTAACTCGTGATAGTGTGAACAATACTCAAATCTATATCCCAGCAACGGCTGAGGTAACGAGAAACTTAGCGTTGACCGATAACATTGCATTCCCTTGGTTCGCAGCGGCAGGTTACACAAGAGGTATTGTAAACTCAATTAAAGCACGTAAGAAGTTGACCCAAGAAGATAGAGATACTCTATATCAAGGAAGAATTAACCCAATTGCAACCTTCTCGGATGTTGGTACAGTAATATGGGGTAACAAAACTCTTCAAGTTAGAGAGTCCGCTCTTGATAGAATTAACGTAAGAAGATTATTACTACAAGCTCGTAAATTGATTTCTGCAGTTTCTGTGAGATTGTTATTCGATCAAAACGACGAACAAGTAAGACAAGACTTCTTAAATGCGGTTAATCCGATCTTAGATGCAATCAGAAGAGATAGGGGTCTATATGACTTTAGAGTTACTGTTTCAAGTGACACTGAAGACTTAGACAGAAATCAAATGGTAGGTAAAATCTATATCAAACCAACTCGTTCTTTGGAGTTCATAGATATAACATTCTACATCACTCCAACAGGAGCATCGTTTGATAATATCTAATCAGACAAATAATTTAAAGGAAAAGGGGAATTCGTTCCCCTTTTTTTATTTTCATAGTATTTATTAATGTATGAGAAATTATCATAAAATTATTGTTAAACAAATTATTAACGAAATTATAGAGGAAAGACAAACACCGGTAATGAAATACTATGCGTTTGACTGGGATGATAATCTTATGTTCATGCCAACAAAAATTTACCTTAAAGATGATAACGGTAAGAGTGTTGGGATGTCAACTGAAGATTTTGCAGAATATAGAACTGAGATTGGTAAAGAACCTTTTGAGTATGAGGGTCACACCATAGTATCTTTTGATGAAGAACCTTTCAGAGATTTTAGGGTGTCGGGAGACAAAAAATTTATATCGGATGCGATGTCCGCACCAACAGGTCCGTCATGGGATGACTTTGTGGAAGCAATTAATAGTGGGTCAATATTCGCAATTGTTACGGCAAGAGGTCACACACCTTCTGTATTAAAAGAGGCAGTTTACGAATTAATTAAACAAAATAAACATGGGTTGGACTCAAATCAGTTATCAAAAAATCTTTTAAAATATAGAGATTTAGCAGATGAAGACAAATTATCTAAAGATCAACTAATACGATCTTACTTAGATATGTGTCGTTTTCACCCTGTGTCTTTCGGAGACGGTTCTGCAACTAACCCCGAACAAGGAAAAATAGATGCAATGGAGGAATTTGTTACTTATGTGAAACATTTATCACATTCATTACAACAAAAGGCATTTATGAAAAACAAGATTAGTAATTACTTTACACCATTTATTGGATTTTCAGATGATGATGTAAGAAATGTAGAAACTATGAAGAAACATTTTGATAAAAAAGAAGATAATATATTAAAGACTTATTTAACCGCAGGAGGACAAAAGAAATTATATTAACTAGTTTATCTAGTCTAGTATAAGAATATGTTCAAAAAAAATGGAAGTAAATAGAAAAATTTTATTATCGTGATATTTATAATAAAAACTAAAATAAACTAAAAATTAAAATAAATAATTATGGCTGATTTGTTAATGAAAATGCCTATTCCTTACGAACCTAAACGTGAAAACCGTTGGATTTTAAGATTCCCATCATCACTTGGTATTAATGAGTGGTATGTGGAAAGTACCGCAAGACCTAAATTGAAAATTGCTTCAGTTGCAATTCCTTTCTTAAACACTGAAACATATGTTGCGGGTAGATTCAATTGGGAAGAAGTTACAGTTAAGTTTAGAGACCCAATTGGTCCTTCAGCGTCTCAAGCGGTTATGGAATGGATTCGTCTATGTGCAGAGTCTGTAACAGGTCGTATGGGTTATGCCGCAGGATACAAGAAAAATGTTGATTTGGAAATGTTAGACCCAACAGGAGTTGTTGTTGAGAAATGGATTTTAGAAGGGGCTTGGTTGACAGGATATGATGGTGGATCGTTAGATTATTCAAGTGATAAGATTGCGGGAATTTCTTCAAGTATTCGTATGGATCGTTGTATTTTAGTATACTAAAAAAATTTACTTTTAATAAAAACCGTGTACATTTATGATGTATACGGTTTTTTGTGCAATAATAAATTAAAAAAATATAAAAAAAATGGATCAAGACACAATTGCTCATGGGCAAATGGATTTTAACTTACCACATGACGTGGTGACACTACCTTCAGGTGGTTTATTCTATAAATCAAAAAAGAAAAGTGTTAAGGTTGGTTACTTAACTGCAAGTGATGAAAATATTTTAGTTAATATTGATTCAAGAAAATCTATTAATGAAGGTGTTGTTTTACCCTTACTAAGAAATAAACTTTATGAGAGGGACTTAAGACCTGAAGAATTAATGGAAAGTGATATTGAAGCAATCCTTTTATTTTTACGTAATACATCATTTGGACCTGAATACACAATAAGTACAGTTGATCCTATTAGTGGTCAAGTATTCGAGGCATCAATAATGTTAGATGAGTTAAATCTAACAAAACCTAAAGTACAACCTGATGAAGATGGTACATTTACAGTTAAATTACCACAATCAAAAGCTGATGTCAAACTTAAAATGTTAAGTTTATACGATACAATTGAAATATCAAAAATAGTCGATTCATACCCAAAAGGATATGTTGCACCTACTATAACAACAAGATTAAATAAAACCATTTTAGAATTAAATGGTAGTCCTGATCGTAATGAAATAAGCGTATTTTGTCAAAATATGCCAATTGGCGATTCTAAGTTCATAAGAAATTTCCTTAAAGAAAACGAGCCGAGATTGGATTTGAGGAAAACAGTTTACACCCCATCTGGAGAAAAAGTCGATGTTAGCATCAACTTTGGGGTGGAGTTTTTTCGGCCTTTCTTCTAATCACCCAAAATTTTTATTAGACGAGTTCTATTACTTGGCAAAATTCCTAAGAATTTCATACAAGGAGTTTTTAATACTCCCAACCTATATTAGGAAATACCTATTAGATAAGATAGTGGAGGAAAATACACCCAAAACTTAATACTTAAATATTTATTATAAAAACTAATTATGGGTTACCGTTCAATAGAAGAAATATATAGTGCTGGATTATCAATTGATGCAACAAAAAAGGCGGTTAAGGAATATAATGCCGCGTCAAACAAAGCTAGTTACAATTCGGGAAAAGAAAGTGTTAATAGTAGTGGTAGTAATAGTGATTATGATGAGGATAGTGAGGATGCTTTAAGTGATACAAAAGCTAAAGCAACGTCACTTAAAAATGTTTTTGATGATGTGGGAAAGGCAGGTAAGGATATAATCGCAGCGTTAAATCCAACCGATTTTAGTGGTGCGAATTACTTAATGAAAAGAGGTCAAGAATTAGCGAACGACATGGGTATTGGTAAGACTAGGATGTCAGAAATGAAAACCACAATTGCCGATGCTATTCCTGAAATGTTAAAATTAGGTATAACAACTGGTAACGCATTCCAAATTATAAGAGACGTACCGGCAGCACTTGGTGTTAATACAACTATGGGTACTGAGGCACTTAGAGAAATGGGAGCCGCCGCTCAAGTAAGTGCAGTTTCAACAAAACTATTAGCACAAGAATTTAAAGGTGTTGGTATGTCATTATATGATGTTGGTGATAGAATGGCTGAAGTTGCAAATTATGCTAAAAGTGTTGGTGTAAATGTAAAGGCAGTTTCCGCCGAAGTGGTAACTAATTTAAAACAATTAAATCTATTCAACTTTAGTAATGGTGTTACAGGTTTAGCAAAGATGGCGTCACAGGCAACTATGTTAGGAATTGACATGGAAAAAACATTTAGACTTGCGGAAAGTTTAATGTCACCTGAAAAGGCAATTGAGATGTCGGCAGCATTACAACGTTTAGGGGTTTCAAGTAGTGCGTTATTAGACCCATTGAAGGCGATGGATTTAGCTCAAAATGACCCTGAGGCATTACAAAAAGAAATGATTAACGTTTCTAAAGAATTTACCAAATTAAAGGCGGATGGTTCAGGTTTTGAAATTTTACCTGGAGCAAAACGTAGATTAAGAGAAGTTGCGGAAGCGATGGGTATGAGTGCATCTGAATTGGCAAATATGTCAATTAAGAGTGCTGACTTGGACATGAAGATGAGTAAAATTAAATTCCCAAGTTTAGCGTCATCTGAAGAGGATAAAATGTTAATTGCCAATATGGCACAAATGAAAGGTGGTGAGGCGGTACTCCAAATTAAAAACGAGGTCACTGGTAAAATGGATGAAATTAATGTTAAGGATTTAACTGCGGATCAAATTACTAAATTAAAAGAACAAGAGGCAGATCAAAATAAAACTATTGAACAATTAGCAATAGATCAGTTAGACGTTTTACAATCTATTGATGCTAAAACGGGTAGTGCGGTAGCCGCAGTTTCATATGGTAAGGCAACCACACCGGCAATGGATAGGTTTTATAACACAATGAATGTTCTTAGGGAAGAAACGGTTAAAGTGGTAACATCAGGACTCAATACAGGAAACGTTAGAGAGGGATATAAAGGTGTAACAGAACCTTTAGAGTCGGGAATTATTGATGTCCTTAAAGGAAATGCTAGTTTTGAATCATTAACAAGTGTTGTATCTGAGTTAACTACTAATGTAAGAACGACATTAGCGACTATTGCTGAAGGAGCAAAAGATAATTTAATTAATTCAGGACAAAATACGATTAATAGAGTATCGGAAATATATAGATCAACAGGAAAAGTTGATGCGACGAATATAAAGGTTGATCAAGATCACCCAATTATTAAAAAATTGGGAGACTATATAGATCTACTAAAACCAGGTGTACCTACGGAAACAAAAACAACGGTTAGTGGTGAGGTTAAACATACAGTTGAATTTGGTGGAACTGGAATGAGCGCTCAAGAAGAAGCGTCTTGGAATAAATATATGGATAAGTTTTTACAAGACCCTAATAAAAAGGCGGAATATTTGAAATGGGTTGCAACTTCAAACTCAGGGTTACTTAATAAGTAATAATAGGAAATTCTTAAAATTATGTTTTCTATAAAAAAATTCTCAAGGTATTTATTAATAAAAAAGTATGTCGGATAGTACATTATCGTTTGCATCTTCGTCAAATTTCAGGGATATATTATTAGCCCGTAATTTACAACCGTATTCGGTACCAGGATCTTATTCACCTAGTAGTAATAGTGTTAATTACGAAACTAATTTATCTGTTACAAATGTAATTGACTCACCAAACGCTTTAATTTCCACAAATCAACTTGCCGATAGTATGTATTCACTTAATGAATACGGACCTGAAGGTGGTTACGATGGGAAATATTCTGTGCCGGGAGCACCACTACCTGTGGACTCAAACTCAGGACCATACGCACCTACCGATACGGTATTAGATTTAGTTAATGAGTTTTATATTGATGCAGCATACGTACAAAACATTTACGGACCTGAAGGTGGTTACAAAGATTTAGTTATTATAACCGATGTGGTTGGTAATCCTAAAATGTACACACCATATTGGGATCCCTCAACGTTTGTAACATCATCCTATTCACCATACGAGATAATTTTCAGTAATAACCCAACTGGAACTAACGGTCCATTATCTCAAGATACATATTTAGCAAAGATTGGTGCGGCACAACTTAAAAGTTTATTTGAGGAGAGAATTGCAAGTGAATTATTACAAGCGAGTGTTGGAAGTGTTAATTTAGATTCACTACAAGATCCGTTTAGTGCAAGTATGGTTGCGACAGGTAAACAACCATTCTTCACAAAAAATTGGAGAATTACAGTACCTGAAAATCCAATTAAAGCGTCAGTAACTTTGGCAAATAGATTATCGGGAACATATTTTCCTGTATCATTTATTCCTGGCGACTATTTTGATGAATCGTTTATTGATAACCCACAAACTGAGGCGGCGTTAAATGTTGTAAATAATTTAACAGGTGGATTCTTGGGACCAATCTTAAATAAATTTAAAAACCCATCTGAAATATTTGTTGCAAACACAGGGTTTGGACAAAGATCTATATTATTCTCAAGTTTAGATTATAACAAATATAGACCGGCATATAATAGAGGGGTAATTCAAGGGGCAACAAGTGCAATTGATAGGTTATTCGATCAAGATAAAGCACAAAGTGGAGGATACTACGTGGGTAGTCCAAATTCTGAACCTTCTCAGATTGATTCACCCGCAAATCAAATTCCAATTGGTAAAAATGGTAGACAAGTACAAACTATTGTTTATGGTCCACAAGAACTTGGTATTCTATATGAAGGTAATGAGGCTCAATTACAATTTGGTTTAAAAGGAAAATCATACACCGATGGTGGTGGTATTGATGGACAATTTATTTGGACATCACCAAAATATAAAGACAATGCAGGATTTAAAGTCGGTCCTGGTGGGGTTGTCACAAAATTAGATAACGAATTTGAAACAATAAAAAGTGATTATGGAAGATACCAATCAACTGATATTAAATTCAAAGGGGATTCAATTTTAGATAAAACACAAAGACTTATTGAATCTGCGGATCAAGTACAAGGGCAAGCAAGATTAAAACACGTAGGTAATGCGATTAACCAAGTGTCTAAGGTATTCAACGATGGATACAAAGAGATGACAAAGGGTTCTATGGTATTATCTTATACAGATCAAGCCGATGGGTCTCAAGCGGGTATTGAGTACTGTAGAGTTTTTCAAAAGGACACACCTTACTTTACATATGCTGATTTACAAAAAAGTGATGGTATTACAACGGAAGGTAGAAAATTTTCATATTCTGTATTGGATAATACATATAATCTTAACATTGCCCCAATTAAGAATCCGGGATCAACAAATATTGTAGATAACAAAGTTAAAAAATATATGTTCTCTATTGAGAACTTAGCGTGGAGGACTTCAGATAGGCCTGGATTTACTTACGACGATTTACCTGTTTGCGAAAAAGGACCAAACGGTGGTAGAGTCATGTGGTTCCCACCTTATGACATTTCATTTAGTGATGATAGTACTCCTGAGTTCTCGTCAACTAATTTCTTGGGAAGACCCGAACCAATTTACACATATAAAAATACTTCAAGAAAGGGTAGTATAAGTTGGAAGATCGTTGTCGATCACCCCGCAATTATGAATACCATTATTCAGAAACAATTGGCGGGAGTTGCAAAAGAAAGAGTGGATTCAATCGTTAATTCATTCTTTGCTGGATGTGTTAAATATGATATGTATGAATTAGGAATTAAATTTAATACGATACCAACAAGAGATTTATTTACATACCAACAGATATTAAATAACCCAAGATTAACAAATGAAGAGTTGGGTCAAGTTGCATTTGAGATGCCTGTTGACCAAGCGGCAAATGCATCTATTGTTGAAACGACTGCCCCGGTCATACAATCAAATACCATAACTAACTCAACATCTTTAGTTGATGGTAGTGATGAATTAAAAGAATTTATAAATAAGGCATTTTATTTTGAAAATGATTGTCCTGAATGTTATGGCTCATATGCAACAACCTCATCAAAACCATTTGATAGTTGGTATGATTCATATATTCCTAAACAAAGTACAACATATGTAACAAAAGCTCCGGCAACAGTTTATGTTGGATCAGAACCGTATGCCAAAGAAGGTGTGCAGACATTTTTTAATGATGTTATTAAAGAAAATTTTAATAAGTTAAAAGGTGAATTTTTAACTAAATTAAAAGAAGTTATTATTGATAAAGGTGGTACAGTTGAATTAACTTTGGTAGGTTCAGCATCGGCACCTGCAACGGTAGGGTATAATAAAAAATTATCACAAAGAAGAGTAGATAGTGTACAAAAATGGTTTAAAAATCAAAAACTTGGGGATAAACTAATAAGTGAATTACCTGCAGGTAAATTTAACATTAAAATTGCAACATCGGGAGAAACTGAAGTTGTGACTGTTGGTGCAAGTGTGGGTGGTAATGGAAAACCAATTAATTGTACGACTAACATAACTTTAACTCCATCTGCAAACCCAAATGGTGGTGATATTCCGGGAGTTCCTTCTAATAGTGCAGCACAATGGTGGTCAGTACCGGCAATGGCTTGTAGACGAGTTGCTTTATCGGATATTAAAGTTATGGTTCCACCTGAAACAAAACCTGTGGTAACGACAAATGAGATAACAACAGATCCGGATAAAGCAAAAGTTCCTGGTGATCCATCTAACACAATTAAACCAAGTCCTAATTTAACAATTGAACAAAAAATTAAAGATGGAATCTCTAAAAAAATATTAAGATTTTTATTCTCAGAATGTGATTACTTTGAGGTTATTAAAAAAACTGATCCTATGGTGTATGATAGTATCAAACAAAAAATTAAGTACTTTAATCCTGCATTCCATTCAACAACACCTGAGGGATTAAATGCAAGATTGACATTCTTAAATCAATGTATGAGACCTGGTCAAACAATTCCTGTGATTGGACCTGATGGCAGACCAAAATACAATGATGCGTTAAACACATCATTTGGGGCACCTCCGATCTTAATTTTAAGAATGGGTGACTTTTATAATAGTAAGATTGTTCCAACATCATTGTCTATTGCTTATGACCCAATAACATTTGATTTAAATCCTGAAGGTATTGGTGTACAACCAATGATTGCTAAAGTAACATTATCGTTTAACTTTATTGGTGGTCATGGACTTAAAGAACCTGTTGAAGAATTACAAAACGCATTATCGTTTAACTATTATGCAAATACAGAAATTTACGACGAAAGAGCGACGGCAACCGAAAGTACTGAGGCAAGGGACAAATACATGGTTGAGAAGATATTGGTTAACCAACCAAAGGTAACAACCTCTGATGTTGTAAATCAACAACCAAAAAGAGGTGGAGAATCAATTGGAACAATATCAGGTGAAGAAGATATTGATTACACTAAATTTGTCAAAGACTATTGGAATAGTACTAAAGAATATTTTGAAACATATGTTAATATTAATGCAACAATTGGTAAAAACTATAACATAGGTATTTTAGATTTATTATATGCCGATAGAGATTATTCTAAAGGTACTGCGGAGTTTACTCCTGAAATAGAAGTCCCAATTTATGGTAAACCAAGTAATGTTGAAGACAAATTGGATAAATTATTTGATAAAGTTAATGGGGATATTTCAAATAGAACTGATCCTTTTATGCAAATAGTTGTTAACAATGATCAATCTATAACTAATAGTGACAAGAGAGAAATTGAAAATAAATTAAAAGAATATGTGACAGGAATTAAACCTGATTTTATCACAAATGTTAGTAACAGTGTAAACGATTTAGTTTTATTACAACAGGACTATATTCAATATATAAGAAAGGCAAATTTGGTACTATCAAAAACTGACGGAATAATGAATTCAAATAATGAACCTGATGTATATGATATTTCAGGGGTTACGGATTCATTTACTCAGTTACAAACTTATTTGAAAAAAATAACAGATAAACATATTGAATTTTACGGACCTGAAAACGTTGTGGAAAAAGACGATTTATTATATTTAATTGAAGATCATTATAAAAAAACATCGTGTACATTTGATGATGCAAGTGCAAGTTTAGGTGGTACCGATGTGGCAAATAGAAGAGATATTATCGTAAATAGCGATGAAAAAAATAGATTTTATCAAGTTATGGCCAATATATTTAATGATGAAAATAGTAGAAATGAATTAAAAACTTTTATACTTAATGGTCAATATGGTAATATACAAGAAGTTACTAAAGTTGTTGACCTTGCGGTTAGTCAATGTGCAACTCTTTTTAACCTTTATACTGATTTTAATAAAACCAAATATGATGGTATTAAAAATAATCCATTGTATAAAACATTAATGATTCCACCAATAGAAGATACTGTTAAATTTGGATTAACGTATAAAAAAGTTAGTGGTACATCACAACAAAAAAAGAATATAAAAGAATTATATTCAAATGTGAATGTGGACAATAAAGAAAAAACCTTTGATGGTAAAATTAAATTTAATTAAAAATGAATTTACAATATTATAATAGATATAATGAGTTTTTAATAAATGGACAACAAACAGTTGTACCATATATAAATTTACCTGCAAAAACAACTGATAAAAATTTCATATACAAAGTCGGACAATCAAGGTTGGATAAGGTATCGTTTCAATTTTATAGTACACCTTATTTTGGGTGGTTAGTACAAATGGCAAATCCACAGTATAGTGGGTTAGAATCAAACATACCCGATGGGGCAATTTTAACAATACCATTCCCCCTTGTTAAATCATTACAGGATTATAAAAATGAATTAGATAATTATTTCTTCTATTATGGTAGATAAAGGTGAAAACATATTGGTGGAATTTGATTATGACAACATTACCTTAATAGACCCAAACAAAATTGTTGATAGCGAAGGTAAGGTTAGTGACAGATTAGTTAAACATGAGAACCTTGTGTTCTATGCTAATCTTGAGTGTAGTGTATTACCAAGAACTAAATTAGCGTTAGGATCGGCATTAAATGATTCAGTTAGAACTGTTTCCGTAGGTAAGATTAATTTCTTAAATCCTGGAAACAAAACGTTTATGGATAACCGATATACCGATGAGATTACAGGTAAAGGATCTGTTCAGGGACAAGGCGTAAACCAACCAAAATTAAATGCGGTTCAAAACCCAAACAAATCAGACGACTTCTATCTTACTCAGAGTATGTACTCAAATGGTACACCTGGAGCGGTGGATAATGGTTTATTAGGTATAACTGATATACAGGTTGCGATTGACACAAGTTTCTTACCTACCGTAACTGTTCAATTAACAGATATTAAAGGAAGAGCATTATTTGAAGGGGGGAACAATTCGCCTTATTCTGCGTTTTTCCAATTACCATACCCAATGTTTTATTTAACATTAAAAGGGTATTATGGTAAGGCAGTTAGATTACCATTAATGTTACAATCATTTACATCAACCTTTGATAATACATCAGGAAACTTTAAAATTACATTGAAATTTTTTGGTTATAAGTATACTGTGATGTCTTACGTGAATTGGGGAGCTATGATGGCAGTACCACATATGTACAATAATTTTGTTTCAACCACACAGGTAAGTACAAACACCACCACAGGGTCTAATCTTGATGCGGTATCACAAAAACCTGTTAGTAGAGGTTATCAAAAAATGAAAGAATTATACTCCGAGTATAAATCAAAAGGATTAATTGATGACGATTTTCCTGAGATAACAGTAACGCAATTGAAGGCTCGTCTAGATAGATTTATTAAAAACATATTAGAAAAATTTACCAAAGAAAATTTGGGATCAATAACAGAATTAGATAATTTTCAAACTCAGTTAACTGAATTTCAGAAAAAAGTATTTTTTTATGGTGATTCATGGTTTGAAACATACATGGATAAAACAACTTCATATAGTTTAAAAGACACTAAAGAAGTTGTTTATACATATAAAAAAGAATATTCAGATCTTAACAAACAAGCTGAGGCGGAAACTAAATTGGCGGGTATTTTTACTGAATACCAAAAATTATTTGAAAGTAATAGTGTTGCAGGAAAAAATGGTAGTTATACCGCTGGAGGTAAAACCACAAAAAGTGAGGTACCTATTAATGCCACTGTTGAAAAATGTTATGCAAAAATTAACCCACTTACGGATATTGATTTTGCAAAAACATATGAGGAAAGAACAGGCAAACCCGCAAAGACACAAACTGAATTAGATACGTTCATTACTGTTAACTCAATTGTACCAGGAACTAAGTTCTTTGTGTTTGAAGGTACGGATCACTTTATTGATATAACAGAAAAGGCGGCTAAAGAATCATCAACACTTAGACGACAAATTGAAGAAAAAATAACTGAAAATCTTAACGAACAATTAAGTAATAAAGACACTGGGGTAGGGTTTAAACCATCTATTAGAAACGTATTGGCAGTTTTCTTTGCACAAGGTGAGGCATTTATTCGTTTAATGGATGATGTACATTCTAAGTCTTGGGATTTAAGAGAAAATAAATACAGACGACAAGCAATCTTTGGAAGTAATAGTACCGCAATGAGTGTGGACGTTAAATCCTCAACTCAAAATAATGAACCAATATATCCTTGGCCTCAGGTTATAAAAGAAACTTTAGGTGACGATAAACAAGAGAAATTTGAAATTGTTTATCCTGGTGATAAATCTATTGCAACAATGACAAAGGCGTATATTCCTGAAATATGGCCTGAGGTTGAATTTGTTGAGGAATTTATTAAAGGTTATACTGATAGGGTACCTAAAAAACCTGATTATGGTGATGAAACTAATGTGGTTACAAGACCAAATAGATTAAGTTTAAATGCTCTTGATTTCCCAGTAACAAATGAAGTATTCCAAAACAAAGAAGAGATAAAATTCTTTTATGAAATTTATGAAAGAATTATGATTAACACTTATTATTCTAAATTAAATAGACAATCGGGGTATGATGCAAGTATCTTTATGGTTGAGGCTGAAGATGAAAAAATTAACATATTAAAAAGTTTAGGTAATGATAATCCATTCTTAATTCAAAAGTTAAAACAATACTTAATTGATCAAAACAATTTCTTAACATTTTTAAGACACATTTCAAATCAAGGGGAGGGAGAAAGTTGGCAAAAATTTATAAGAGGAGAATTTACAATAAATTACCTTAAGAATAAAACAAATGTACCATTTGAATTATTTAACCAAGAAATATTAACAAATGAAAGATCCCAGCCAAATGTATCATTAACAGATGAATCAAAAATAATTGATTACATTGGGAATCAAACATCGAATAATGAGTTTGATTTTTCTGATATGTACCCTATCACCAATCTAAATTGGTGTAATACTTATCTTGCGGATGGTAAATCAATTGAAAACGTTAATTTGGCGTATAATACTAAAGATGTATTATCATATAATACTACACATAAAACAATTTGTAATTTTAATAACGACGACACTAACGAAAAGAAAAGACCTATAACAAACTTTAATTATAAATCGGATGTTTTTAGTCAAAATATTGATGATACCACCACTATTAATTTCAAAACATTCTATAATAATAGAAAAATTGAAGAACAGTTTACGACTGAAGGGAATTTAAATTATTTTAATTATGACGGGTATTTAACCGAGACTCAGACAACTTCAATCTTGAATACACCTTATTTTATAAATGCAATTCAAAATGGGGTATACAATTTTAGGTATAAACCAAATGATTTATCATCATACAAACAAGCGGCTTATCTATTCTTGAATAGTTTACCGTTAGCAAGTCTTAGAGAAAAATATAGATCGTATAATGAACCTAATGATTTAAGTTACATCTTATCAACCATTAAAAAATTCGGAGCGGTACATAAATTACCATACGCTTGGGTCGTTAAATACGGATCAATTTGGCATAGATATAAAACTTGGAATGATACGGGGGTTGATATGTTAGATGAGGTTTGGAAAGACTTTGATTATTTGAGTAATTATGATCCTGTAACATCGGCATCAACAAAAGTTTATTCTTTAAATATTGAAGGATTCCAAAACAACATTGTTTTAGAAGATACGGTATCTGCAACACCAAGTTTAATTACATATAACTCAACAACTATGAATACAGGGTTTTTCCCTAAGTTGTATGATGATATGAATGTATTCTTACAAGGGTTACAATTATTTTCGGAAGCAACACAATTGAACGGTACTTGTAGTATTGTTGGAACAACGTTAGATGTATATACCATAAATGATAACAACTTGGGCGCAGGTCAGGTAATTGCAGGACCTAATGTTGAAGTAAATACAACTATTGTGTCTCAAATAAATGGTACAACGGGAGGTATTGGTAAATATGTTGTTGATATATCTCAAAATGTGTCAATATTAAACGGTACTTGTGATATTAATGGAACAACAATGGACGTTTTAACGTTTAGTGGTGGTACATTATCTATCGGTCAAATTATTTCAGGACCAACTCTTGCTCTTGGAACTAAAATTGTTAGTCAAGTAAGCGGTACTACGGGTGGCGTTGGTCAATATAATATTGACATATCCCAAACACTTACGGGTGAAAACTTTAGTGTGGTTACACCAAATAATTTTTATGTTACTAATTCGACAACAGGTGGTTATTCACAAACTGAAATACAATCATTAATTAATGATGGTAAAATGGTAATGACAACTAATCAAGACGGTAAGATTATTGGAACAAGTGGTTTTGACCCTAGTGATAATAATAGATCATTAAAGGTTACTCCTTGGTCAACAATTGTTAAAACTACCGAAGGTGATAAGTATTTTGTAATGCCGTCTTTTGGTTATACAAAAAATCAAACAAGTGATGAGTGTTTTAAAAATAACAAAATGAAAGTGGAGGTATCAAGTAATCCTGCGGTGTTTAATGGGTCCGTTAGATTATTTTGGGGATCACCAAACTATGGTTATTTTGATAATACAAAAATCTCAAAACCAAATCCTGATTCATATTTAAAGGAAATTCTTAACGATAAAAAAACACAACAAAACTTCTCATTAAATGGGGATAACACAAAATACGATAAGATATCTGAAATGTTTACAACATTTGATACGGAAATATTAGATTACTTTGAACAAGAATTTTTAAACTTTAGTAGATCAATTTATGATTATAAGACGTTAGTACCAAGTGATAAAGATGTTGAAACAGAGTCTGAAAGGTCATACAAAAACTTCCAACTATTAATGAGAGAGTTATTAGTTGTTGAGAAACCGTCAACTCTTAATTCTGAGGGGATGATTAAATCTGTTATTGAAAAACAAAAAACAACATTTCAGGGAATACTAACTAATTTCTTAGAGTATAATGTTGTATTAAAGATGGGTAACCCATCTATGTTTGACAGAAGAACATTCTTAACATTCTCTACTAAATTTTTAATTGATCCAGTGTCATATCAAGGATACAATCAAGGAACAACAGGTAGTTTACCATCAAATGGTGGGACTATTACATTGGCACAATCTAAAACCGCAAACCCTGAAACATGGAAAACTTTAGAGAAGTATGTTGGATTTTCCGAAATACCTGAGTTAGTTTATTCCGATAATGGTTCATATATTACGGATTTCTTTATTGACTTGAACGTACAATTTACCGAAAAAAACATTCAAGACTTTGCTCCGTTGATCATGTTATATGCAACGCAGAAACTTAATAATTTTGAAGTTCCAACAAATAATGTTGGAATACCAAATCCTGTACCTACACCTGTACCAAGTCCTCAAACACCTGGTGATTTATTGACTATTACAACACTTAAAGACACTAAAACAATTTCTGTGTATAAATTTGGACCACAAAAATATGGTGTTTATAAAGACACTAATGGGACAATTTTATACACAGGACTACCTGTGAGTGCATCATTGTACCCATTAAATACACCTATTATTAATGCGATTATTATAAGTCAATATACTGCAGGTTTATCATCAACCCCAACTGATCCTCAATACATTGTTAGTACCGTTAATATAACTTCTTCGCAAGTTACAACAACTACAACTACTCTTCCTATTGTACAAAATTTAGGTAATAATGTCGATGGTATTAAGTTTTATGGTCTTATGGACGAATACCTTGATAAATCTGAAACTTATCTTAAAAACGTCATTTCAAATCTAATGACAGGTGTAAGAGCAGGGTTACCAAACATTACTATTGAAGGCGATAAAGGTAATAAGTCACAACTTGAGGGTGAACAAACAAGAGTTGAGATGTGGGAGACATTCAAAGCATTTAATGATACTTGGGTTGCCGGTGGTGACTTTAAAACAAAAACATTATTTGAAGATGTACTATTATTTGATAGAGCAAGTAGAGATGTTGGACAAAAAGTATATGTGGATATCTTTAAGATTAAGGATTTAATTGAGGGATCATTATATAAAAACAATATGTTAGACATTATCTCAACAATACTTACAGAAAATAATTTCACTTATTTCCCATTACCGGCTTATGCTAATTTCTATAATGCACAAGATGCGGAAAAAAATCCTGTACCGAGAAGTGAAGGATCAACTGAGTTCGCCAATTCATTTTGGGGTACGTTCTTAAATGTAGATTACAGAAACACATCACCTAAGTTCTTGTGTTACTACGCAAACAAACCTAGTCAATATGTGGACATGAAAGATAATGTTGACTATAGATTTAGAGATGATGCGTTTGATCTTAGAAGGGCAAGTGATAATCCATTAGTTGAAAATCAATCTAATAAAAAAAATTGGGATAAATCAAATAAAGTTGTTGGATTTAATATAGACATTAGTAATCAAAATCAACAAATATTTAAAAACTTCAGTGTTGGTCAAGACGTTGGTAAACCTACAGCGGAATCTTTGGAGATGTTAAATCAAATGGCAAACCAAAGTAGAAACAGAAGTACTGGATCACAAAACGTATCCTTATATAATCTATATAGAAATAGAAGTTACGAATGTTCTGTAGATATGTTGGGTAATGCACTTATTCAACCGATGATGTATTTTAATGTGAGAAACATACCTATGTTCTCAGGACCATATATGATTACATCGGTAACCCATCAAATTAGTGACGGTGAATTTAGTACAACTTTTAAAGGTACAAGACAACCTTTTTATAGTTTACCTAAAATTGATAGTTTTATACAATCCTTAAGTTTAAATATAATTTCTAAATTACAAGAAGAAGTAAAGGCAAATGAAGAAAAAATAAAATCTTCAAGCGAAAATGTTATTTTCCAAAAAAATAATGTAGTTTCAAATGTAACTGGTACTGATACAATAACTAAAAATCAAGATTGTTCGGATAAAATTTATAATGGTTATGTTGGATATACACCATTAGATAATCCAACTATGACACAAATTTCATATAAGGACTTTAGAAAATTACTTGATGATAGGATTGTTGCAAATGGAACCCCTAAAACAACCACTTCAAATGGGGTAACAAAACCTACGGATAATTTTACTAATTTATCGGTTTATTTATTTTCATTTATATACTTGGATTCGGCATCATCAAGTGGGATGAAAGCGTATGAAAATAATTATAGTACAATTAATTTAACTGAGGCTTATGGCGGATCTCAATTTGCGTCGTCGGTGAATAAAAAATATTTTTGTTTATCAAGAGGGACAAATTTGAATATCCCAATAGTTTCATTTGTTTCTAATGAAAAATTTATTGACTTTGCAATTTCTAAATTTAAAGATAGGTTGTCTTTAATTAATAATAATGTTCCTTATGAACAAGACATTGTTAAATTATATGTGACTAAGTATCCTAACGTACAACCTGATAATGTTTATACCGAAATGACCGAACAAGATAAAAATACATTACAGAATAAGGCAAAACAGGCAATAAATTTATATAAATCATTAAATTAATTTTATTGAATAACCAGATATTTATAAATAAAACTATTATGAACACAAAATTAATATTAGACAACTACTTGGGTAAAAACACAAGAGTGTCAGAGAAAGATAAAGGTAATGGGTACAAAGAAGTTTGTGACCTAGATACGGGGGATTGTTACACACTTAGAATAAAAGACGGATTAATTGAACGAGTTGATAATACTATGAATACGTTTAAAAAAATTCAAGTCGAAACTAAAACAGGAATAAAACAATTATTAAACGGATAACCATGGCAATAGATCAAAAAATATTAAACGAAATAAGTAGATTTAATTCTATTAACAAATACATAATGGAACAAGCCGATCCTTCTTTGGATCCTGCTTTGGCACCACCCGCTGATCCTGCTTTGGCACCACCCGCTGATCCTGCTTTGGCACCACCTGTCGATCCTGCTTTGGCACCACCCGCTGATCCTAATGCGGTTGTACCACCACCACCGGCAGCACCTATTGATGTTGCAACCGATCCTGAAGTTGAGGAACTTGGTGATGATGGTGAAGAAGAAGGTAACAAAGAAGAATTAGATGTTACTGATCTTGTTACAAGTCAAAAAAATATGGAACAAAAACAAGAAGAATATTTTGATAATTTATTTGCACAATTAAAAACTCTTGAGGAAAAATTAGGTGAAATGGATGGTTTGGTAACGACCATAAATAACTTAGAGGCTAAGTTTGATAAATTTAGACCTAAAACACCACAAGAAAAATTAGAATTGAGAAGTTTAGATTCAGGACCATTTAACCAAAAATTATCAGATTTCTTTGAAGATAAAGAAGATGATATGGTAAAATCAGGTAAAAATGAATATGTTTTAACAACTGACGATGCTAATAATTACTCTACAAATGATATTGAAACATCATTTAACAATTACGACGACGAAGACACAAATATGATGTAACACTTTTGAAGGGGGACACCAGTGTCTCCCTCAAAATTTTTTTAAATACCTTATTGACTACCCTACTTATTATAACTATATTTTCTACGTAAACCTTTAATTAATATATACAATGGCGACAAACAATGTTTTAGATGCAGTTTTGGCTCAGTATGAGAGTTCAAAACAAAGTGGTTCTTCTTCCACTTCAAAATTCACACAAGAAGAAAGAATGAAAAAGTATTTCGCAGCAATCCTT